TTGGTTGGAACAAGGGGTCAGTCGAATTGGAGAACGGATCTCGTCTCCTTGCTTCATCTACTTCTGCTTCTGCTGTTCGTGGGATGTCCTTTAATATTATCTTCCTTGATGAGTTTGCGTTCGTTCCAAATAATATTGCTGAACAGTTCTTTGCTTCTGTTTATCCTACTATCTCATCTGGTAAATCTACAAAAGTTATTATCATATCTACCCCACACGGGATGAATATGTATTATAAAATATGGCACGATGCAGAAAGGAATAAGAATGAATATGTTAATACAGAAGTGCACTGGTCACAGGTTCCAGGTAGAGATCAAAAGTGGAAAGAGCAAACTATTGCTAACACATCAGAAGCACAGTTCAGAGTTGAGTTTGAATGTGAGTTTCTAGGATCTGTAGATACACTAATTTCCGCAAGTAAATTAAGATTAATGGTTTATGAGGATCCTCTACACTCCAGTGTAGGACTGGATGTTTATGAAGATCCTATTGACGGACACACTTATACAATGACTGTAGACGTAGCACGCGGAGTAGATGGTGACTATAGTGCGTTTTGTATATTCGATACTACAGAACCTCCGTATAAATTAGTAGCGAAATATAGAAGTAATACAGTTAAACCCCTTTTATTCCCAGATATTATAGTCAAGACTGCAAGTGCATACAACCACGCTTTTGTATTAGTAGAAGTAAATGACGTTGGTGCACAGGTAGCAGACATCATACAGTATGATCTTGAGTATGACAATCTATTAATGTCTGCTATGCGTGGTAGAGCAGGACAAGTTATAGGACAAGGATTCTCTGGTGGTAAAGTACAACTTGGTGTAAAGATGTCTAGTGCTGTAAAGAAAGTTGGTTGTTCTAACTTAAAACAATTAATAGAAGATGATAAGATGACTCTATGTGATTATGATATTATCTCAGAACTAACTACATTTATTCAGAAAGGACAGTCGTGGCAAGCAGAAGAAGGATGTAATGATGACCTTGCTATGTGTTTAGTTATCTTTGCTTGGTTAGCAGTGCAACCATATTTCAAAGAGATACACGATAATGATGTTCGTGTAAAGATGTATGAAGAACAAAGAGAAGCAATAGAAGCAGATATGGCACCATTTGGTTTTGTTGATAATGGTATAGAAGATACAACATTTATTGATGAAGATGGTAACGTCTGGAACTCTGATCCTTATGGTGAAAGAACCTATATGTGGGAATATAGATGAACCTAGAGGACGAGTTAGAATTAGAACACCTGTTATTAGAAGATAGAAGGTGTCGTAAATGTCTTGTCACAAAAAATTTATTATCAGATTTTTACAAAACTAGAAAGGATAGAGGTAACTATCCATCTGCATTTGCGTATGAGTGTAAAGAATGTACTAAGAAGCGTGTTCAAGTACGTAGAAGAAATAAAAAGAGTCGTAAATGGTGTGACTATCCTGACTGGTAAACAGTTCACGTTTTGTTTCCCCATCAGAAAGATCGGTATTAATAAATAATTCTAGTAAAATTGGAAGCATTTTTCAAGGAGAATTAAACAATGGCATCCACCCAACTTTCACCAGGGGTCGTTGTACTTGAGAAGGATCTGACAACAGTTGCAAATGCAACTTTAGATAATGTGGCAGTGATTGTTGGTTCCTTTGAAAAGGGTCCTGTTAACAAGATTGTTGACATTACAAGCGAGAAAGAATTACTTTCTATCTTTGGTAGACCTAATGATTATAACTACGAATACTGGTTTAGTGCATCACAGTTCCTACTCTATGGCGGTACATTAAAAGTTATTAGAGCAGAAGCAAGTGCACTTAAAAACGCAATAGATACAGCACAAACAACTCAGACTGTATTTTCTGGTTCAGACACAACTCTTACAGTTCAAAACAGTACAGACTTTGCTCAGAACGATTTCATATTAATCGACGCTGAAATTCTACAAGTAACTGCTGTTAACAGTAATGACCTTACAGTTCTACGTGGACAGTTAGCATCTGCTGCTACTTCACACGCTGCGGGATCTGCGGTTACATTAATTGAAGCAGCAGGAACTTCAACCACTATAAACGAAGGTGGAACACTTAGTGCTGCTGATACAACAATTACTGTTTCTGACGCAGGTACTCTTGGCGTACAGTTAAATGACTACTTAAAGATTGAAGATGAGATAGTACGTGCATCTGCAATCGTTGGAAACAACATAACAGTAACACGTGGAGAACTAAGCACAACCGCTGCATCTCATACAGACGGTGTTGCTATTAGTCGTCTAACAGTTACAGTCGGTAAGACATCTATCAACGAAGTAACAACAACTGGTGTTACTGCACCTCTTATCAAAAACATTGAGCAGTATGAAACAACTGTTGAAACTGCTGCTAATGCTTGGAAGTGGGGTTCAAGATTCCCTGGAATCTATGGTAACTCTATAAGAGTTGTAATGACAGATGCAGGTCCAGATCAAATCTTATCACTTGCAGAACCAACATCTGCTGAGTGGGACTTTACAGATACAATTACAAACTCAACTAATGTAGTTTACAACTTAGGAAACTCACAGGCAAAAGTATTTTCCTACACAATGGTCGTAACATTTGATGCAACTACAATCAATGGTGACTTCAAAAAAGATGAATACTGGAGAGCAGAGAGTTCTACAGGATCATCCGTTGACGTTCTTGGTCAAGTTGTAGCATACGATCCTGTAACAAGAAAGATTGAACTTAGCGTAGACTACGCCCAGTCATCTGACTTCTTACAAATAGGTGACGTTATTGCACTATGGGATGCAGCATCAGGTGGTAACAGAACTGGTGACAAAGCAACAGTACAAAGTGTTGAGCGTCAATTACGTGTTGTAAACGCAGCAGGTTCAGAAAATTTTGCAGCAAACTACACAATAGATGATGACAACACTTCTAGTGGTGGTATTCAAATCTTAAGTGTACGTTCAGATTACGAAGAGCGTTACTATGGTGGTGAGCAAAAATGGATCAACATTGCTCCACGTCCTACAACTTCTCCTTGGGTTTCAGATCGTGGTGGTGACAACGACCAGATGCACATCCTTGTACTTGATGGAGACGGAAAACTAACAGGAACTCCTGGATCACTTCTTGAGAAATTCCTATTTGTTTCTAAGTCTACAGATGCTAAAGGTGTACAGGGCGAAACACTATACTACAAAGACGTTATTAAAGCAAACTCAGCATACATTTACTGGGGTAGTCACGAAGGATCATCTGTAATGGATGTTGACGGTGCTGCTAATGGTGGATTTGGTTTATCAGGTGTGTCTCGTTCATTCGATCTTATCAAATACGGAACACCTCTTAAGACTAAAGAAACAAATTTAGGTCGCGAAATTATTGGTACAACTAACGGATCAACTGTTAAGTACACACTACAAGGTGGTGTTGACGGATATACAGTTGCTCGTTCTGACATCCTTGGAGGTTATGACCTCGTAGGTGATAAGGAAACAGTTGATGTAGATTACATCTTAATGGGTCCATCAATGGCAAGCACTAATGATACTGTTGCTAAAGCACAGAAGATCATTGACATTGCTGCAACTCGTAAAGATTGTATCGCATTTGTTTCTCCATCACGCGGAGACATTATTGGTCAGTCTGACACAAATGTAATTGTGAACAAGACTATCGATATGTACGAGCAATTAGGTAGTACATCTTACGCGGTATTCGATAACAACTACAAATACATCTATGACAAGTATAACGATCAATATCGTTACATTCCTTGTAACGCAGACGTTGCAGGTCTTGTACTAGGTGCAACATTAAATTCAGAAGCGTGGTTCTCACCCGCAGGATTTAACAGAGGACAGTTACGTAACGCAATCAAACTTGCTTACTCTCCTCTAAAAGATCATAGAGACAAACTCTATGCTGCAAGAGTCAACCCAATCGTATCATTCCCAGGTCAGGGTATTGTACTATTCGGTGACAAGACTGCACTTTCATATCAATCAGCATTTGATAGAATTAACGTTCGTCGCTTGTTCTTGGTACTAGAAGATGCAATTTCAGACGCAGCGAAAACACAACTATTTGAACTCAATGATGAGTTTACACGTTCTTCATTCAAGAATATTGTAGAACCATTCTTGCGTTCCATACAATCTCGTCGCGGAATCGTTGATTTCTTGGTCGTTTGCGATACGAGCAATAACCCACCTGAGGCTATAGATAGAGGAGAGTTCTTCGCGGAGATATTCGTGAAACCAACACGCTCTATTAACTACATTACATTAACCTTCACTGCAACTAGAACTGGTTCTAGTTTCTCTGAAGTAACTAACTAATCAAGAGACTAACAATGGCAGAAGCACAACCAGGACAGGTACAAGGTGCAAATATAAAAGCACCTATCTTTACCTTCCGAGATAACGTAAAGGACTTTGCACGTCCTAATCTGTTCCAAGTTGAAGTGTTTGCACCTCCTGTTTTACAGGATGCAATTACACCCCAACCTGGTGGAGTAAGTGGATCAACCGCAGAAGTTTTAGAAACATCAGCAGGTGGTTCACAATTAAACGCAGCATCAGCAAATGCGTTTGGTACATTCCTTGTAAAGGCAGCAAACATTCCTGCATCAGTTGTAGGAGTTGTTAACGTTCCTTACAGAGGAAGACAATTAAAAATTGCAGGTGATAGAACCTTTGAACCTTGGACAGTAACTGTACTTAATGATCAATCATTTAAGTTCAGAGCATTCTTCGAGGCGTGGTCATCTAACATCCAAGCACTACAACAAAACTTCCAAAACTCAAATACTATTGCAGACTATCAGTCTACAGCAAAAGTTCGTCAGATGGATCGTAAAGGAAACATCATCAGAACTTATAGATTTGAAGGTATCTGGCCAAGCAACATTAGTGCTATCGAACTTGACTGGGGAACAAATGACACTCCAGAAGAGTACACTGTAGAGTTCCAAGTACAATACTGGACATACGATACAGACGTAGATAGCGGAAACCAGTCATAAAAGGCGGTTTCTTACCTCGCTAAATAGTTACGTAGAACAGGTACATAGTTAATGTCTCAACTTTTTGGTTATTCTCTTGAGCGTGCGAAGAAGGGTCAGAATAATGGTCCTTCTTTTGTGCGTAAAGAATCTGATGATGCTGCAACTCCCGTAGCAGGTGGTGGTTATTTTGGAACCGCTATTGACTTAGATGGTAGTTATAAAGACGAATCAGATCTTATTAGACGATATAGAGAAATGTCCATTCACCCAGAGTGTGATAGGGCAGTGGATGATGTTGTCAATGAGGCAATCGCAGGTGACAGAGATGATAGTCCCGTAGATGTAGACCTAGCAAACCTAGAAGTAAGTGCAGGGATACGCAAAAAAATCAGAGATGAGTTTCATAACGTTCTCAGATTACTAGATTTTGATAAGAAAGCATACGATATATTCCGCAGATGGTACATAGATGGAAAGTTATATTACCATAAGGTCATTGATACTAAAAATCCTCGTCGTGGTATTACAGAGTTAAGGTACATTGACCCCCGTAAGATTCGTAAAGTAATAGAATTTGAAGCAAAGAAAGATAGACAGTTTGTAGATCCACGCACAATGGAATCTTTGACTGCACCTAGATCAGCAGAATATTACGTTTACAATCAAAAAGGTTTACGTGGTCTTGAAACTACAGGGATCAAGATTGCATCTGATGCTATTGCTTTCTGCCACAGTGGTTTGAAAGATATGAATAAGAATGTGATTATGTCACATTTACATAAGGCAATCAAAGCACTCAATCAACTTAGAATGATTGAAGATAGTCTTGTGATCTATAGATTATCAAGAGCACCAGAACGTAGAATATTCTACATTGATGTAGGTAATCTACCAAAACAAAAAGCGGAACAATACCTCCGTGAGGTTATGAGTCGCTATAGAAACAAATTAGTTTACAATGCAGATACAGGAGAAATAAGAGATGACAGAAAATTTATGTCGATGCTCGAAGACTTCTGGTTGCCCAGAAGAGAAGGAGGACGAGGTACTGAAATCACTACGCTCCCAGGTGGACAAAATCTTGGAGAACTTGAGGATGTCAAGTACTTCCAAAAGAAATTATATCGTGCATTAAATGTACCAGAGTCTAGATTAGAATCTGATTCTACATTTAATTTGGGTCGTGCTGCTGAGATTACACGTGATGAAGTTAAATTCCAAAAGTTTGTCACACGTCTCCGCAAAAAATTCTCAGAATTATTCCACGATTTACTTAAAACACAATTAGTTTTAAAAGGTATCATCTCTATTGAAGAATGGGATGATATGTCTGAGCACATTCAGTATGATTTTATTGCTGATAACTACTTCAGTGAATTAAAAGATCAAGAAATTTTGAATGAAAGATTGAATCTTGTTACTACAATGGATCCTTTTGCGGGTCGTTACTTCTCTCTTGATTACATACGTCGTAAGGTCTTACGCCAGTCAGACGCTGAGATTAAGGAGATTGATAAGCAAATGGAAGAAGAAATTAGCACTGGTAAATTACCAGATCCCGCTGCTCTTGATCCTATGACAGGAGAACCTATGGAGGGTGCACCAATGGATGCTCCACCAGAGGAAGAGTCCGAAGATATTACATCAACAGGACCCGAATCAGTGTCTCCCGCTGATTATAAACGCGGAGAATTCTAAATAGTATTAATTGAGGAATTAATTATGCCTAGCATTGGAGCTATGGAAATAGTCAACAAACTCTTTTCTGGATCAAAAGATGTCAGTTCAGAGGTTGACGATGCGATGAATACAATGACCGCTGCTGCTATCGAACAGCAAAAAATTGAAATTGCAAAAAACTTTCTGAACGAACCAGAAGAAACAGAGGAAACACCTAATGAAACTGATAACGGAGAAGGTTGAAGACGTACAAGTCTTAACTGAAGAGAAAAACGGTAAGAAAAAACTCTATATAGAAGGTACTTTTCTACAAGGAGAGATTAAAAACCGCAACGGAAGAATGTATCCGTTAGCAACTCTTGAGAGAGAAGTGTCTAAATATAATGAGTCATTCATAAAAAGCGGTCGTGCTCTTGGTGAGTTAGGTCATCCAGAAGGTCCTACCGTAAATTTAGATCGTGCATCTCATTTAATTACTTCTTTAGTGCAAGAAGGTAACAACTTCAGAGGTCGTGCTCGTATTCTCGAAACACCAATGGGTAACATTGCTAAGAACTTGCTTGATGAAGGAGTGAAACTTGGAGTTTCTTCACGTGGTATTGGATCATTAAAAGAAACTAATGGGTGTAAAGTTGTCGCTGATGACTATATGCTCGCTACAGCAGCAGATATTGTTGCTGATCCTTCCGCACCTGATGCTTTTGTCAATGGTATTATGGAAGGAAAAGAGTGGATATGGGCAAACGGACTTATAAAAGAGTCAGAAATTGCACATATTAAACGTGGGTTAGACAATGCCCCTAGTAGTAAAGTCTTGGAAGAAAGAAAACTTTCCGCGTTTTCACAGTTCCTAGGAACTTTATAATTATAAATAATTGTTAGAAAAACTGTATTAAAGTTAACAAGGAGACACAAATGTCCGCGAATGAAAAAGTTATGACACCCGAAGATTCTAAGCAGGAAGTCACCGAAGCAAAATTTGACGGTGCTGTATCTGATCAGTCTACTTTAGGTGCAGTTCAAGATCTTGGAGGTCCTACTCCAACGAACTCTAAACCTGATGATGAGTCAAACAAACTCAAGACTGGTGGTGGTCCAACAGCGACTGCTCCAAAAACAAAACCTTCTGATGCTAGTCCTCAGAAGCACGAGTCTGTTGAAGCAGAAAATGCAGAAGGCGACAACCTTATTGAGGTTGACTTATCCGCTGATGTAGCAGCACTCACAGAGGGTGAGGACCTTTCCGAAGAATTCAAAGAAAAAGCAACTACTATTTTTGAAGCAGCAGTTGTTTCTCGTTTGAATGAGGAAGTGGGTAAGATCCACGAAGAGTACGCTTCCACTCTTTCAGAGGAAGTAGAAAAGATTAAGACAGAACTTGCTGAGAAAGTTGATGAGTATCTTACATACGCAACTCAGCAATGGTTAGACAGTAACCAACTCGAAGTCGAAAATGGTCTTAAAGCAGAGATCGCTGAGAGTGTAGTTTCTGGTCTTAAAAAGGTTTTCGTTGAGAATCACATTGAGGTTCCTGACGAGAAAGCAGACGTTGTTGATGCAATGACTGCTGAATTAGATAATATGGAAACAAAACTCAACGAGCAAATTGAAGCTAACGTTGAACTTACTAAAAAGGTAAGTGCCTTTGTTAAGAATGGGATTGTGAACGAGATAGCAGAAGGTTTAGCATCTACCGAAAAGGAGAAGTTATCCCAACTTGCTGAGGGTGTTGAGTTTGAAGATGAAGAGTCATTCCGCAATAAGGTAGCAACTCTTAAGGAGAGTTATTATCCTAGCAAACCTGCTGCTCCTGCAACAGAAACTATTGCTGAAGACGTACAACCTGTTGTGGATACAGATATGACTGAAAGTATGTCACGTTACGTGGATGCTTTACGTCGTTGGACTAAGTGATAAAAATACCCTAAACAATTTTTTAAAACAAATACTTTTCCTGGAGGGGAAATACGCAAATGTTTAATTCTGAACAGTTGCAGGAAAAGTGGAACCCTGTTCTTGACTGTGATGGTCTTGATGGTATCAAGGACACTTACAGAAAAGCAGTTACCGCTGTCCTGTTAGAAAACCAAGAAAAATTCCTACGCGAAGAAGCAGGAATTTTAACTGAAGCAGCACCTACAAACTCTACTGGATCTTCAAGTTCAGCAGCAGGTTTTAGTGCTACTGCTACAGCAACTGGTCCTGTTGCAGGTTTCGACCCAGTTCTAATCTCATTGATTAGAAGATCAATGCCTAAGTTAATCGCTTATGACATTGCGGGTGTACAACCTATGACTGGTCCAACTGGACTCATCTTTGCGATGAGATCTAGATACGGAACCAACCGTGCATCTGGTACTGAAGCATTCTTTAATGAAGCAGATTCACAGTTCACTGGAACTGACGCTGCGGGTACTAGCGGATTCGGTTCAGCAGGTTCTGCTCAGGCAGGATCAAACCCAGGTCTACTTAACGACTCTGGTACATACACAAACGGTACAGGAATGAGAACCGATGAGTCTGAGACTCTAGGTACTGGTTCTAATGCCTTCGCTGAAATGAACTTCAGTATTGAGAAAGTTACTGTGACTGCTAAGTCCAGAGCACTCAAGGCAGAGTACAGTTTAGAACTAGCACAGGATCTTAAAGCAGTTCACGGTTTAGACGCTGAGTCTGAATTGGCAAACATCCTATCAACTGAAGTCCTTGCTGAAATCAACAGGGAAGTTGTTAGAACTGTTTACAAGATTGCAAGACCTGGTGCTCAGAACAACACTGCTACCGCAGGTATCTTCGACTTAGACGTAGACTCCAATGGTAGATGGTCTGTTGAGAAGTTCAAAGGACTTCTATTCCAGATCGAGAGAGATATGAACGCAATCGGGCACGAAACTCGTCGCGGAAAAGGGAACATAATTATATGTTCTGCTGACGTTGCTTCAGCACTCTCAATGGCAGGTGTACTTGATTACACTCCTGCTCTACAAGGTAACAGCAACCTACTTCCAGATGATAACTCCTCAACACTTGCAGGAACATTAAACGGAAGAATCAAGGTTTATGTTGACCCATATTCAGCAAACGTAAGTGACAGACACTTCTATGTTGCAGGATACAAAGGATCTTCTGCATATGATGCAGGATTATTCTACTGTCCATATGTTCCTCTACAAATGGTAAGAGCAGTTGGTCAGGACACATTCCAACCAAAAATCGGATTTAAGACAAGATACGGTCTTGTTGCAAACCCATTCGCGGAAGGTACAACTCAAGGAGAGGGAGCACTTACTGCTAACGCTAACCGTTATTACAGAAGAGTTCTTGTTGATAACCTAATGTAAGCAATCGCTTATATACTTTACAAAGACCCCTTCGGGGGTCTTTTTTTATGTTAAATAATGGGAGGTTGAATATTTCTATGAACGGACGATTGAACAAAGTTCAAATGCTTGCAAAAGTAATGCGAATGAAAGATGGTTTGCATCAGCACCAGTGGTACCCTCATTGGAATGATAACGAACGTGCTGCTGCACAGATGATATTGAATAATGTTCTTGATGTTCTAGACGAATACTGGGAGTAGTATAAATAAAATTACGGAAACAACTAATATCGTAAATGTCTTTTCCAACGCAAATAAGCAATAGGAATTTCCTTAGTCCAGGTGGTTTCCGATTTACCTTAGCGAAGTATCCTAAGATTGCATACTATTGTCAATCAGCAAACATACCCGCTATATCAGTCGGTGAACTAACTCAACCAACACCATTCAGACCTATTCCATTTGAAGGTGTATTAAACTATCAAACATTATCATTAAGATTCTTAGTAGATGAGGGTCTTGAAAACTATCTAATTATCCATAACTGGATGAGAGGACTTGGTGTTCCTGAGAAGTTTAAAGAAAGACAGGAAATGCTTGACGCAAACCCTAATAATTTTTCACCAGGAATAGGTGAAAAAGAATTTGCAGACGGAACTCTTACTGTATTGAATAGTAATTTTCAACCTTCATTCAATATAGTATTCAGAGATATGTTCCCAATAGCATTGAATACACTAGAGTTTGACGCTGCTTTATCTGACACCGAATACTTTAATTCTGTGGTAGAATTTAACTATCTAGATTATGAAATACGTAGTCTAACAGGAGATCGTTTAACAACCTTAAAATAAAATATGGACCCACTTGAAGTGATTAAGCAGTCTTGGGCAGGAGACTGTATTTTTGATGAAGACAAATTAGATCAAGAGTCGTTAAAGATACCATCTTTACACGCAAAGTATCAAGACTATTGGTCAAAGTATTCTTTAATACTAGAAGATAATAAGAAAAAACTTAGTGTCTTGAGGAGAGACAAGTATCTTTTTTATACTGGTAAAGCAGATGCGGAAGTATATAAAGATAATCCTTTTGATTTAAAAGTATTGAAGAATGATCTGAATACTTTTATGGAAGCAGACGAGGACATACAGACTCAGCAATTAAAAATAGCATACTTTGAAACTGTTATAAATTATTTGGAAGGGGTGTTAAAACAAATTAACAACAGAACCTACCACATTAAAAATGCCCTTGAACATAGACGTTTTGAAGCAGGTTTCTAATGACCCTCATCACAAAGAAGAATGAAGTCTTCTTGCGAGTTGATGCTGATCCACACATCCATCAAGAACTATCAGATTATTTTACTTTTGAAGTACCTAATGCAAAGTTTTTACAGAAGCAGAGAAGGTACAAATACTGGGACGGAAAGATCAGATTATATTCACCTGGAAATGGTGAACTATATGTTGGGTTATATGATTACCTAGTTGAATGGTTAGATAGAAAAGGTTATAATTATAATGTACAATCAAACAAACAGTATGGAGAACCTAATGAATCGGAAGAATTTGTCACCCCTGAGTCTGTTGCTTCCTTTGTTAGAGGTCTCAATCTGCCTTTCAAGATCAGAGGATACCAACTTAGAGGACTTTATTGTAGCATTAAGTATAACCGAAGACTTCTATTATCACCAACTGGATCTGGGAAATCGTTAATCATCTATACTTTAATTAGATGGCACTTGTTTCACGAAAGAAATATACTTATTATCGTACCTACTACATCATTAGTAGAACAATTATTCAAAGACTTTCAAGATTATGGATGGAATGCAAGAGAACACGTTAACAAAATCTATGCAGGGAAAGAACGTTATAGAGAATCTCCTGTTGTCATTTCTACGTGGCAATCTATCTACAAGGAACCTCGCAATTTCTTTAATAGGTTTGATGTTGTTATCGGGGATGAGGCACACCTTTACAAAGCAAAGTCTCTAACAAAATTACTAACCAAAATGCACAGTTGTAAGTATCGTATTGGTCTTACAGGTACTCTTGATGGTATGCAATGTCATCAATTACAACTAGAAGGATTGTTTGGTCCAGTAGAAAAAGTAATTAGAACTGATGAGTTACAGAAGAAAGGATACTTATCAGATTTAAAAATAAATGTATTAGTATGTAAGCACGAATATATTCAGTTTGAAAACTATCAGGAAGAGATAGAGTATATAATTACACACCCAAAACGAAATAAGATCATAGTAAACCTAGCGTCAGATCTATCTGGTAATACCCTTGTGCTATTTAATTACATTGAAAGACACGGAGACGTTCTTAGAGATATGCTAAATAGTAAAAAGGGAGATAAAAAACTCTTTTATATTCACGGAGGAACTGATACTTCTGAACGGGAAATGGTGAGAGAGATATGTGAGGTGACTAGCAATGCTATCATTCTTGCATCGTACGGTACATTCAGTACGGGTATTAATATTAAGAACCTACATAATGTAATCTTTGCTTCACCATCCAAGTCTAGAATCAGGAACCTTCAATCTATAGGAAGGACACTTAGGAAACACGATTCCAAAGCACGTGCTTATCTGTATGACTTTGCTGATGATATTAGTAATGAGTACAACCGAAATATGACTTTGAACCATATGGTTTTTAGGATTAAGACATATAATGATGAAAAATTTGACTACTCAGTAACAGAAATTAATCTCAGGAAGTAAAACAATGTCACTCAATTACGTCAAACACGAAGAAGAATTTTTAGGAGTTGCTAAACTTACTAATGGGGATGAGGTTATTGGTAAGTTTACAGTTGTAAAGGATACAGATGGTACAGATGTTGTATTCATAGTTGATCCTGCTAAAGTACATCACGGATCAATCAATACAGCAGACGGAAAAAGAACTGAGATGGTTGGTCTAAAGAGGTGGATGTATTTTTCTGATGAAGAATTTTTTATAGTTCCTGATAATCAAATTATTTCACTTGCTCCGCAGTCGGTCGAGGCGACGATGATGTATAAGATGTTTGTTCGTCAAGAGTTTGAACGCACAAGTCTATCAGACTTAAAAGAACAAAACGAACTACCCCCAAATCCTAGTCAAGGATTCTTAGGTACTGTTGAAGATAAGCGTAAAAAGTTTGAAGATCTCTTTAATAAACCTTTAGAGTAGTTATAACCATCCCTTGAACCCTTACAGTGTTAATTGTACAGATAATTGTAACTCTTGTCAACCCCTATTGACGTTTCCTAACAAATAAGGTACTATAAGGTATAGGAAATCTAGTCATCAATGGCGATCTCAATGCCAAGAAGAAAACAAAAGAGTCAGCATTACGTTGACAACAAAAAATTTTTAGAAGCACTTATCAATCATAAAGAAAGGATAAAGCGTGCAGCATCTCAGGACAAACCTAAACCAAGGATACCAGAGTATGTAGGAGACTGCTTTTTAAAAATCGCGACGCACCTTTCGTATAGACCAAACTTCATAAACTATATGTATAAAGAAGATATGGTTTCAGATGGTATAGAAAACTGTGTTCAGTACATTGATAACTTTGATCCAAATAAATCTAAGAATCCATTTGCATATTTTACACAAATAGTTTACTTTGCTTTTTTAAGAAGGATTGCAAAAGAGAAAAGACAGCAATCAATTAGAGAAAAAATTATAGAGAAGTCTGGTTTTGATCAGATCTTCCACACTGACGGTGATGTAGATCCTGCTACACTAAACAATATTAAAACTCGTATTGAGATGAACAACAGATACCAATGAAAGTTGACAGGTACTATGATCCATACGAGGATCTTGAAGCACAATGTCTAGAAGAACTAGAACACATCGCCAAGTCACTAGGCGGTAATATGAAAAAACTGACCAGAGCAGATTACTCTGGAAGATCATCAAAAGTTATTGAAATTGAGTATGAAATTAACGAAGGAACTAATTGACAAGATACAGGAAGCAATGTATCATACTAAAAAAGATGGCACTGTTAATTGGAAAGATACTGATGAGATTGAAGTACAATTAGCAGGAACATTTGCTGCTGACAGATTTATTGTTATCAAGAACAAAACAAAAGACCCAGTAGTATCTGCTGCACCTCATCCTGATTTCGATTACGAAAGAAAGGTCTTTACCAAAGATGGTAGAGAAGA